GTCTCACCACCGGATGACCTCTCTATGCCATAGAGGAGTCCGAGGTTAACGAACGGAACCAGTTCGAACCAACTTTCACGTTTGACATAGTCGCGAATGGGCAGCGACACAGCAGGTTCATGATCCATAAGCACAGCAGTCTCTCTGCGCAGGAATGTCCTCGAGTTCATGTTCAAGAACTTTGAGGAGAAATAAACCTTGCCGACAGAGGGTTCCAGACCAACAAAATTTGCAATCATTTGCCAGTACCGGTACCCCATATCAGTCGTACGTAACACACCATCATCACCATTTACCAAACATCCACATTCATCTAGGCTGAGCGGTCTCCCGAGCTCATACTCTTTGGTCATTCTCAACAGCGTCATGTTAACCATGCATAGCAGCGGAAAGCTGACAACAGAACCCATCAGTTGTCCTCTTTGCTGTAATTTATGCTCCTTGGTGACAGGGTCCACTATCACATGATTGATCAGCGAATCTTCGAAAATTCTTGCCTCTATCGAGTCAAGTTCGAGCTTTTCTGTGATCCATATGACAAGTGCTTCAGTCACCCAGGAGTACATTTGGTTAGTCGCATCTGAGTAGTCAACCGACAAATATCGTTGACCATCCGCCAGTTTAGCACCAAGTGCATTCTGGATTGACCAGTGAGAGACAGGCTCTCCCACAAGCACACCAGGCTTCGTCCTTCGGACGCACCTCCAGAGAAATTTCTGTAGAGGTTTAAGCACCGTGTACTTAAGTGGAGGGCCCTTTGATATGACTCTCACCTTTAGAGCTTCCTTTAGACCTACCGGGACAACCACCGGTGGCTCAAGCCCAGCCTTATTCTTCAAAACACCATACATCTCTGCGAATGCACTACGCAAAGAGCCTGTGACGATCACCTTCTGATCGTACCCTTGCCCATTGGGCAATGTTATGCAACGTTTCGTGACTTTTACCAACTTGTCACGACCCCATTTCTGACGTAGGGACTGAAATAGTTCCGGATACTTCTCGAAGAGAAATCCTACCGCGCCACCTCCCGAACGACTGTTTATGTAGTTCGCACTAGTACTAGGGAAGAAAGGTTTTATCCTATCTAACTCAGTATACTTGTTCGAACCCAATACTTCGTTTACGGTTCGGCGCAATTGGATCATCATCATCTCGACAGTCATGTAAGACCTGCCGAGTCGGAAGTCGGTCGCTGGATCATTGCGACCCCAATCTACTCCATCCGTCAGTAGTTGCTCAGTGGGTACGTAAACTAAACGAGGTTCCTCAACCTTCGTCGTCAACGTCTTCACAGCCTTAACAACGCTCTTCTGCAAATAATCGTCACTGGGTCGCGGACATCCTTTCTTCAAAAAGAGGACCGTCTGTAACCACGATGTGAACTTCTCAGGCTCCTTCATCCGTAACCGGTTGAGGAAGCGATAGCCCTTACCCCCGACAAGAACCGACGGATCATCAAGATCCAGGATTCGGCTGTCAGGAGGAGGAGGTATTTCTTGAGGTTCACCACCCATGTGACTCGCATGAGAGGCGTAATACGCCGCAAATTTCCACTTCACAAACTTCACAACATCACCACACATCTCCGCACACCTGTACCAATGCTGCAGTGTAAACCGCAGCTTGTACCTAGTGTCGTCGTAGCCATAATGGCGCATAGCCACGACGATTTGTTCAACACAATTTTGCACAAAGCCCGCGTCCTCCTGCCCAAGTGGGGGACAAGAGGCGGGGGGAGAAATCCCTCTACCATCGGGACAGCCATGTGCCGGCCGTCCGCTGGATCTGTTCACGTCCAACGGGGTGTTATGTACTTGATTCTTAGTATATGACATTACGTTCTAATGAGGAGTATTTTAAAACAAATTTTATGTTTCCTCAACGTAAGTAAGACTTCCTTTGTAGCAAAGAAGTTTTCAAGAGCA